GCTGACCAACTGCGGCCCGCCCGGCCGCAGCGACGCCGACCGGGCCATGGCCGCAAGCGACGGGGAGGGGATGCTCGGCAGCCGGTATGACTGGCTTGCCATCCTCGGCGACGGGTTCGATGACCTGCACGTGAAGATCTGGGGGCTGAACGGCCCGCAGGGCGTCAAGCCGGGCGAGGCAGTGTGCTCGTCGTTCGCCGCGTACGTGTACGCCAAGCGGAAGTGGGCGCACCCCGACCTCGGTGACGAGCGGTTCTGCCAGCCCGGCGACTGGGACGCCTTCATCGTGACCCATGGCTACAACGTGAGCCTGCGGTGAGCGGGCAGCCGTGGATGCACGTTGACCCCGCACAGGTCCCGGCCGACCTGAAGGAGCCTGCCATGGACGCGGGCTATCCGCCGGACCGGAGGGGCATCGACGACGACGAGCACTGCAACTGGTGCCAGCGCGGCGGCGAGATGCAGAGCTTCGAGGGGCGGCTGTTCTGCGGCGAGCCCTGCGCTAACGCCTGGTGGTGGGAGTGGAACGATGGCTGACATCGACGACGACCCGTACGACGGCGACGGCGAGGACGAGCGCTGCACCGGCTGCGACGGCGAGGTCTGGGTCGAGTGCGACGACCCGATCCAGTGCTGCGACCCGCGCTGCGACGGCGAGTTCCACCCGGATCCGGCGTGCGGCGGCACCGGCCTGGCCAGGCACCAGGTGCTCTGGTGAGCGGCGCGCAGCTGACCCGGCGGCGCGCGGCCCGCATCAAGGCCACGCTCTGGCTGTGGTCGGCCCGCAACTACGCGGACGGCTACGCGTGGAGCCCGGTCCGGCGGTGGCGCTGCTGCGGCCACCTGACCCCGTTCCACGCGGCCGGGTGCGGTCACCCATGGTGACCCTGCCTGAGATCTGCTGCGACACCTGCCCGTACAGCCCGACCTGCGAGGAAGAGCGCGACTTCCTGACGGAGGTATTCCACCTGAACGACGAGGATGACGGGCCAGCGGTGACCGATGCCGGCGGGTTACGTGACCATGGCGGACATCGCCGCCTTGTACGGCGTCAGCCCGCGGACCGCCCGCAACTGGGCCGCCGCCGACCGCTGGCGGCGCAAGGGCACCCGCCTGAAGCGCTACTCCGTCACCGACGCCCAGGCGAGCTACGACAAGCGCAAGCGTGACCGCACCATGCGGCACCTGGTGAAACGCTACGGAACCGAGGAGGAACCACCATGAGCACGAGCACAGACTGCCCGTTCTGCGGGCGCATCAAGCGCGGCGAGTTCGACTACGAGAACGACCGCAACGTGGCCTTCCAGCCGCTCAACCCGGTTACGCCCGGCCACTTCCTCGTCGTGCCCAGAAGGCACGTCTCGAATGCCCTCGAGTCGCCGGCCGCAGCGGGCGGCGCGCTCCGGTTCGCGGGCTACCTGGCCAACCAGATGGACCTGGTCGCGGCTAACTTCATCACCTCGGCCGGGCGCTTCGCCACGCAGACGGTCTTCCACCTCCACGTGCACGTCGTGCCGCGCAGCGAGAACGACGGCCTGGTGCTGCCATGGACTGATCAGGCTGTTACCGCTGGTACTTGATTGGCACTTGACAAACGTGGCATGATCGGCGAATACAGTAGCCGGACGTGTCCCCAGGGAACGCCCGGCTCTTGCGTTCCCGGGAAGGCCAGCCATGGACCGCGCGCTGATCCGCCTGCTGCTCGTCATCCTCGGCCTGGTGCTCGCCGCCGTGTGGCTGCTCGCCGGCATCATCCCGTTCGCCGCTCCGGCGTGGATACCGCCGTCCTCGGTGATCGCGCTCGCGGTCGCCATGCTGCTGTGACCCGGGCCATGGCGTCGCTGATCCACCCCCACGTCCCCGTCTACCTCGCCGGCGCGGTTGCCGCCCTGTTCGGCTACGCCGTGGGCTACCTCGCGGCACGGGCGCGCTTCCGGTCGCGGCGCTGACCATGGCCGCAACCCTCAGCCAGGTCCTCGCGCAGCTCGAAACCATCAACCTGAAACTGGACGTGCTCATGTCCCAGCAAGACGACATCACCGCCGACGTCACCGTCATCGAGGCAGGCGTCGCGAGCCTCGGCACCGCCGCGGCCGCGATCCAGGCTGAGATCGCCGCGCTGAAGGCGGCCAACCCGGCGCTCGACCTGACCGGGCTCGACAAGGCCGCCGCCGACCTGACCGGCGCCGTGTCCGGCATCACCGCCATCGCGACGCCGCCAGCCCCGTAAGCCATGGCAGACCCCGAACTCGAGCGCGCCCGCACCGCCGCCATAGGCAGGGCGCACGACCGCATCAGCGACATCGTCCCGATCGGCCTCGACCATGGCCAGCTCGCCCGGCTGAGCCACGTGCTATTCCAGGTCTGGGACGACGGCTACGGTCATGGTCGCGACGACGAGGCGGACGGGCAGCCGACCGAGCCGTCCGAGGAGGACCGGATCCGCGGCGCCATGGCCGAGGCGAAGGACCACCCCGGCCGCGTCGTCACCAGGTAGCCATGGCTGAGCTGGCCTACGGCGAATGCTGGATCACGCAGATACACGACCCGGTCAACGGCACTCAGTTCCGGGTTGACCGTGCCGACCCGGTAGTCCGCATCTCGCCGCAGCTCCTGGCGGAAACACCGCCGCCCGGCAGCGGCTGGCCCGCGTCATTCGACGGCAAGGTCCTGCGCATCGAGGGCGTCAACCGCACCGTCGTCTACCGCATACGCGACGTCCTCGAACCCGTGCCCGGAGCGTTCGGCCACTGGGACTACATCGGCGAGTGGCCCGACTGATGCCGCGCACCCGCCGCGACTACCAGCGGTACGCGCGTAAGGGAAGCACGACGGCCAGGGGATATGGCAGTGTCCATCAGGCCGAGCGCGAGCGCAGGCTGCGCCTCTACCGGCCCGGTGACCTGTGCGCCCACTGCGGCCAGCCGATCCTGTGGCCGCCGTCCGTGGTGCGCCGCTTCACCGACCTGCCGCACACGGCCGACCGCAGCGGCTACCTGCCCGGCCTCGCGCACCGCGCCTGCAACAGGGCAGACGGCGCGCGCCACGGCAACCGGATGCGCGGCCTGTCGCGGCAGTGGCAGCAGGCGCGCAGGTGGTGACAGTGCAGGCGCTAGCCGCCGTGGGCATCGCGGCCATCGCCCTCCTGGCCGGCACTGCGATCGGCGAGGCACTGTGGCGCTTCAACCGCAAGCGCACACGACGGCTGCACTGACAGATGCAACGACAGGTGCACGCGACGTGCGCACGTGCTGCTGCACGCGCGAGCGCACAGGCGCGTGATCACGGGCAGTGACCACAGTCAGCGGTGACCACCCGCCCGGAGCCGTGACCACCCGCTGATCTACCACCCCAGGATGGTCTATCAGCGGTATAACCGCAGGTCAGCGAATCGCGATGGACAAACCGGACATATTGCCGACTCTGCAGCCAATCTTTTTTTGCGCGGCGTCACGCTTGTCCCGGGACGGTGACCGTCCGTGACCACCCTGGGTGACGGAGGGGCGGCGTGGGGAAATCCTGCGAGGCTTGCGGCCGGCGGTTCGAGGCGAAGCGGCTGTCGGCGAAGTACTGCTCGGACCTGTGCCGGAAGCGGGCGCAGCGCGGGAAGTCCGCGCCGCCCGCGGCGAGCGGCCCTCCGACTGGCGCGCCTGGCGCGGTGGAGCGGCAGGTGCGGGCTGACATCGCGGCGCTGGTGACGGCTCACCCGATGGGGGAGAGCCTGGCCGCGATGTCTTTCGTGCTGGCGCGGGCGCTGGACGCGGGCACGGACGCGCCGGCGGCGGTGAACCGGGAGCTGCGCGCGAATCTTGTCGAGCTGAGCAGGCTGGCCGTTGACGACTCTGATGACCTCGCTGACGAGCTGTCCGCCCCTGAGATGTCCTCCCAGGTTCGGGACCCCGAGGAGCCCTGAGCGCCCGACGCTGGGCGGCCAGGTCGCCAGGACGGCGGCGAAGCTGGGCAAGCCGTTCATGCCGTGGCAGCGGCACGTGGCCGACGTGGTGATGGAGGTCGACCGGGAGACGGGCCGGCTCGCTTACCAGGAGATGGGGCTGACGGTCCCGCGCCAGTCCGGCAAGTCGACGTTCGTGCTGGCCAAGAGCACGCACCGGGCGTCGGCGACGGGGTTCTTCGGGGCGCGCCAGCACCTGGTGTACACGGCGCAGACGCGGATGAAGGCCCGCGAGAAGTGGGAAGAGGACTTCCTCGTCGAGCTCCAGGCGTCGGCCGACTTCAAGCACCGGGTCACCCCGCACATGATCTCCGGCGGCGAGTACATCCGGTTCGTGAACGGCTCGCGGTTCGGGATCGAGTCCGCGACGGAGAAGGCCGGCCACGGCGGGACGCTGGACGAGGCGTACATCGACGAGGCGTTCAGTCAGGTTGACTGGCGGCTTGAGCAGGCGTTCGGCCCGGCGATGATCACGCGGGTGAACAAGCTGCTCGCCTGGATCTCGACGGCGGGGTGGCAGGACGGCTCGCCTTACCTCAAGGACAAGGTGGCGGTCGGCCGGGCGGCGGCTGCGGAGGGCAGGCGCCGTGGCCTGGCTTACTTCGAGTGGTCGGCGCCGGAGGACGCGGACCCGGCTGACGAGGCGGTGTGGTGGCAGTGCATGCCGGCGCTGGGCCGCACGATCGCGGTGGAGGATATCCGCGCGGAGTACGAGAAGGCGCGGGACGCGGGGAAGCTGAACGAGTTCCGCCGGGCGTACCTGAACCAGTGGGTGCCGAGGGACGTGGACGACGACTGGATGGTCATCTCGCAAGACGCCTGGGGGGCTTCCGGTGGCTGAGCAGGAGAAGCCTCCGCCTCCGCAGTGCGCGCTCGGCATCGAGATCAGCACCAGCAGGCACCGGTGCGCGGTCGGGAAGGCGTACCGGGACCAGGGCCTCGTCACAGTCGAGGTCGTGTACTACGACCTCCCGGCGGGGGCGGCCGCGTTCGTCGCGGAGCGCTGGACGGCGGATGACCCGGTCGCGGTGGCGCTGGACCCGAAGTCGCAGTCGGCGACGCTGGCCGGCCCGCTCGCCGAGGCAGGTGTGCTGGTGACGCGGCTGTCGGCGGAGGACGTTGCGGTGGCGCACGGGGAGTTCACCGACCTGGTCGCGGCCGGGGGCCTGCGGCACCTGAACCAGGACCCGCTGACGGCGGCGGTCCGCGGCGCGCAGCAGCGGGCGCTGGCGGGCGCGCAGGCGTGGGAGCGGCGGGTGGCGGCTGACCAGTCCCCGCTGAACGCGTGCACGTTCGCGGTGTTCGAGCTGCTGCGGTACGAGGAACTGGCCACGCCGGGCGTCTGGGAGGTCTGAGAAACCGAACGCCGCCCGGACGTCACACGACCGGACGGCGCGCTGGCGAGACTCCCGGCGCGCAACCGGGCTTCTCTCACCACCGGAAAATCATCCCCCCTGCGTCTGGATAGGGGGCCTCTATGGCCGGCCGCAGTACCGCGCCTGCATTTCCGCTGGCTGCCGTCCACGTTAGCAAGGTCGGCCGCCTGGCAGGCTCGAAGCCCACTCCCGCCAGTACTCGGCGATCTCGTCATCAGGCAGCGCGCCAAGGTCGTTCTTGATGTCGCCGTAGCAGCGCCAGCAGGCGTCGAGCCACCTGGCGGACCCGAACAGGTCTGACGGCCCGGCGATGATCGCGGCGTTCGCGCGCTGGCCGCATACCGCGCAGTCGTGGATTTCGTCTCGGCTGCGGTACTCCATCGCCTGGCATTGCGCCTGATCGCTGGCCAGCAGCGCCGGCGGCACCAGCGGCAGGCTGCCGGCGACCTCGAATATGCGCAGCAGTACCGGCGGCGCTGGCATAGCCGGCGACTCGTGCCAGTCCTCTAGCAGGTGCAGGCGGTAGTCCATGCCGTCAAGTATCCAACCGGGAGCGAGGAGATGTCATGCGCCTGTCCGTGGTCCTGCTGCTGCTCTCCCTGGCCGGGGTCCTGGGCGGCGCGGCGCTGATCGGCCTGCCGGCGCTGGGCGGGGCGGTCATCTTCGACAGCCTGGCGACGGGCGTGTACGCGCTGCTGCGTGATGACGGGGACCGGGCGCGGCCGTCGGTGCACGAGGTCCCGACGCTGGCGAACATCCTTGAACGGGCGCGGGGCGCGGCGTGACGGGCGCGGCGTGGATGGGCGGGCCGACCGAGGAATGGCGTCACTTCCTATGCTGCTACTCGGCAGCACCGGGTGAGCTGAAGTGCCAGCGTGATGCCGCCTGGCACGGGATGGTGATCGGCGAGGTCGATCTCATCGCGATGGAGTCCTGCGACGAGCACGTGCCGATTATGAGGCAGGTAGCCGACTACGTTCACCAGCTCGTTCACCCATGCGGCATCCCTGACTCGATGTTCCGCTGGCCGGAGAACGAGTGCTACACCGACTGGGACGAGTCGGCTGAGTTCGCCGCTGAGGTCACTGAGCAGGCGCGGGCGTCGTGAGGCTGCTCGACCGCCTTATAAGGCGTGACGCGGGTTACTGGGAGGGGCAGGCCAGCGGCGCGGCGGTCCTGACGAGCTCCTACGGGTCGCCGGACCGGGAGGCGGTGCTGCCGCAGCTGGCGGGCTGGGCGCAGCAGGTCAACGGGTCGGACTCCCCTGTGTTCTCCGCCATCTTGGTGCGGATGATGCTGCTGGCCGAGGCGCAGTTCCAGTTCCAGGCGAAAGCGGACAAGCACCTGTTCGGGAACGAGACGCTGAGCCTGCTCGAGAAGCCGTTCGGGCCGGGGTCGACGTCGGGCGAGCTGATCGCCCGGATGGAGCAGGACGCGAGCCTGGCCGGCAACGCCTACATCTGGGCCCCGCCGGGCGAGGGCCGCCTGGTGCGGCTGCGCCCGGACTGGGTCACGATCGTCTCCGAGCTGGTCCGTACGGACGACGGCGGCAGCTACCGGCGGAAGGTCGGCTACTGGCACCAGCCGCCGCAGGGCGTCACGGGCCACGGCGCGCCGTTCATGGCACTGGCGGACGAGACGGCCCACTGGCACCCGATCCCGGACCCGGCGGCGGACTTCCGGGGCATGAGCTGGCTGACGCCGGTGATGCGGGACGTGCAGGGCGACGACGCGATGACCCGCTACAAGGTCAGGTACCTGCAGAATAACGCGACCCCGAACATCGTGATCCGGTACAGCCAGAAACTGCAGCCGGCCACGGTCGACGCGATCCGGGAGCGGGTTACGGCCCGGTACGGCGGCCCGGACAACGCGGGCAAGACCCTGGTACTCGACCAGGGCGCCGACCTGACGCTGGCCGGGAACAGCCTGTCGCAGATGGACTTCAGCAACGTGAGCGTCGACGGGGTGCAGCGGATCCTCGCCCCGTCCGGCGTGCCGGCGCTGCTGATCGGCCTGGAGTCGATCAAGGGCGCGGGCAAGAGCTACGAGGACGTCATCCGCCGGTTCGCGGACCTGACCTTGCGGCCGCTGTGGAAGACGCTGTGCGCGGCGCTGGAGGGAGTCGTCCCGGACGTGCCGCAGGGGGCGAGACTGTGGTACGACACCGGGGCGATCGCGGCGCTGCAGGAGGGCGAGCAGGTCAGGGCGCAGGTCTCGCTGATCCGCGCCCAGGCGCTGCTGGCGTACGGGCAGGCGGGCTACGAGCGGATGTCGGCGGTCGCGGCGGTCGAGGCCGGCGACGTGTCGCTGCTGAGGCCGTCGGCGGCCCCGCCGCCGATGCCGGCCGGGAACGTGCAGCACATGCTGCCGCAGGCGCAGCCGGGGGCGACGGCCACCCCGCTGCCGCCGTCGGCGCCGCGCCTGCCGACGGGGTCGACCTCGCCGGGTGACGGCGGGAACGGGACGCGCCCGGCGCCGGTGGCGTCGGCGGCACGTCGGGCGCTTAATGGGAGTTCCGGTGGATGAGCGGCTGGCCGCCATGATGCGGGCGGCCGGCGCGGTGACGAACCCCGGCGGCACCGAGCGGCTGCACGCCTACTGGGTGCACGGCGAGGGCGCCGCAAAAATTGGCTGGATGAAGCCGGGCGATTTTGACCGGTGCGTCCTCGAGCTCGGCAAGTACATCAAAGACCCGCAGGGTTACTGCGCGAAGGCTCACAAAGAGGCGACCGGCATGTGGCCCGCGCAGCACGCGGCCATGGAGAAGCACGCAGGAAGGGCAGCACCGATGGCGGACAGCAAGCCTTACGGCGACGTGAAGTACGCCGACCCGAAGAACGGCAAGTACCCCATCGACACCGCTGACCACGCCAAGGCGGCCTGGTCGTACGTCAACCAGGCGAAGAACGCCGGCCAGTACCCGGCGAACGGCGTGACCCTGGCTGAGGTCAAGGCCGCGATCATGGCGGCGTGCAAGCACTTCGGCATCGACGTGGCCGACGACGGCAAGCAGCCGGCGTCCCGCGCGGAGTTCATGCGGCTGTACCCGCTGGAGGACATCCACATCATCCGCTCCGAGCAGGGCGGTGACGGCCGCGTTGTCGAGGCGTACGCCGCGGTGTTCGGCCAGGAAGCGGAGATCCACGACCACGAGGGGCACTACCTGGAGGTCATCGAGCCGTCCGCGTTCAACCGGGCGATCGACCACGCGTCGCGGGCCCGCGGCGGGTTCGCCGGGTCGGTGAAGGTGCTGTGGAACCACGGCCGGGACCTGTCCGGCGCCCCCTCGGACCGGTTCTCCATGCCGATCGGCGTCCCCGTGCACATCGCGGCGGAGGCCCGCGGGGTGCTGACCCGCACCCGCTACAGCGAGACGCCGCTGGCTGACGAGGTGCTGGAGAACATCCGCAACGGGTCAATCACCGCGCAGTCGTTCGTCGGCCCCATCATGCGCTCGGACCCGCAGCTGCGCCGCGGGGACCGCTACCGCCCCGACAGCACCGGGGGCCTGCGCACCGTCCGCCGCACCGAGCTGGGCCTGCGTGACTACGGCCCGGTCCTGTGGCCCGCCTACTCGGGCGCCGAGATCCTCGGCGTCCGCATGTCCACTCCCGGCCAGTTCGGCCCGGACCCGGACGAGCACGAGGAGCAAGACCCCGGCACTCCCTCCGGTGAGGGACCCGCCGCCGGCGACCCGCTCAGCCGCGATGACGGCGACGAGCACTCGGCCCGGTATCACCAGCACGCGCTGTACGAGCTCCGCAGCAAGGAGCAGCGAGAGGCGATCGGGCTGGTCTGGTAACGCGCTGAACGGAGTACCGCGTCATGGCGACGCTGAAGGAAAAGTCCGAGGAGATGGCCCGCATCAAGGGCGAGCTCCAGCGGATGGAAACCTCCGAGGAGACCACCGAGGAGAACGACGGCGACCTGCGGGACACCCTGGTTGAGCGGTGGAAGCAGCTCGACGAGGAGACCAAGCCGATCATCCGGCGGATGGAGGAGATCCGCGCCATCACCCGCACCGCTCAGGATCCGGCGAACCTCGAGCGGCCCGCCGGGTACGACGGCGACGGGAACGGCGGCGGAACCGCGAGGCGTACCGCCCCCGACTTCTGGCCGCAGAGCAACCGCAGCCCGTACGAGGACCTGGACGCGGTCCGCAGTCACGTCGTCACCCGCGCTGACCTGCGCGCCCGGGCGCTCGACGCGGTCGAGCTGGAGGCTAAGCGGTCCGGGCTGGCGCACGACTTCGCGGAAGAGGTCACCCGCAAGATCCAGGACGGCGGCACCTACGCGAAGAACAACATCGCGGAGCACTGCCTGCTGACCGGGTCGGAGGAGTACCAGGAGGCGTTCCGCGCTTACCTGGAGAACCCGCAGGGCATGGCCCAGCGCGCCGCGCTGAGCTTGACCCTGGCAAATGGTGGGTACCTCCTACCGTTCGTACTAGACCCAACGATCATACTAACCAACTCGGCCAGCGCGAACCCGTGGCGGCGGATCTCCCGGATCGTGACGACGACCAGCAGCACCTGGAACGGCGTGAACTCGGCCGGCGTCACGGCGCAGATGGTCGGCGAGGCGTCGGTGTTCGCGGACGCGACCCCGACGGTCGGCAACGTCGTGATCACGCCGCAGAAGGCGGACGCCTACATCTTCGGCAGCTACGAGGTGCTCGAGGACACCGACTTCGGGCAGCAGCTCCCGATGCTCCTGGCGGACGCCAAGGACCGGCTGGAGGAGTCCCAGTTCGCCACCGGCAACGGCACCCCGCCGAACACCCAGGGCGTCGTGTCCGCCGCCACCACCGTGATCACCACGGCCACGACCCTGGTCATCGCGGTCGGCGACGTGTACGCGCTGCAGGGCGCGCTCCCGGCCCGCTTCCGCAACTCGGCTAAGGCCGCCTGGGTCGCGAACGTGGCGATCATCAACGCGTTCCGGCAGCTCGACACCGCGGGCGGCGCGTCGTTCTGGACGAACCTCGGCAAGGGCCAGCCGGAGACGCTGCTGGGCGCCCCGATCTACGAGTCCACGACGATGAGCGGCACCAAGTCCGTCGGGTCGCTTGAGGCGATCTTCGGGGACTTCCAGCAGTACGTGATTTGCGACCGCGTGGGAGTCAGTATGATTTACGAGCCCTTGGTCAAGGACACGACCACGGGCAGGCCGACCGGGCAAGCCGCGTGGGCGATGTTCTGGAGGTTCGGCGCGCAGGTCAGCACGCCGAATGCCTTCCGCGTTATGAAGGGCGCCTAGAGTCCCGGCTGACCGTCTGGCGCTGGCTTTCCCTAGTTGAGAATCGCCTACGGGACAGTTCCCGGCGAGGGAAAGCCAGCCAGACTAGTATGACTGTATGGATGAAAAGAAGTGCTCCCGGTGCGGCCAGGTCAAGCCGCTGACGGAGTTCCACCGGATGGCCGCCGGCGCTGGGGGCGTCCGCTCTGACTGCAAGCCGTGCCACCTGGACTACATGAGGTCCAGCTACGTCCCGCGCGTGCACGAGCCCGAGCAGATGGTGTGCCCTCAGTGCGGGGGGAGCTTCACCCGCGTCAGGACGCAGGGCCAGCCGAGGGTCTACTGCTCGCGTAAGTGCACGATGGCGGCCAGCGAGCAGCGGAAGGTGGACCGCAACGCCGGGTCGGGGCCGCGCCGCTGCAGTTGCGGCGCCGAGGTGGCCACCCGGGTAGGCAAGCCCGTCTGCCCGGACTGCCAGAAGGACCCTCGTCCGGATGCGCAGGTTCGCGACCGGGCCCGGACGCTGCGCGCCTACGGCCTGACCGAGGCCGACTGGGACGGCCTCGTCAAGCGCCAGGGCAACCGCTGCGCCATCTGCCGCACTGATAAGCCGGGCGGCCGCGGCGAGCGCTGGCACATCGATCACGATCATGTAACAGGCCAGGTACGCGGCCTGCTGTGCCACCGCTGCAACATGGGCATCGGGTTCTTCCTCGACGACCCTGGCACCCTCAAGGCGGCGGCCCGGTACGTGGCCAGGCACCGGCAGGCGGAACTCTTCCCAGGAAAGGCAGGCTGACCGTGGCCAACAGGTACGCGATAGCCCCGGCTGTGGTCCAGCTGGCGTCTGGCGCGAGCGTGTTCGTGGACGCGGGCTCGCTGTGGCCGTCCGCGGGCGCGGTGGTGACCGCGGCGCCGGCGCTGTTCGCGACGGCGATGACACTGGCCGCGACGGGCGTGGCATCAGTGAACCCGAACCCGGTGGCGCGGAGCATCACGATTACCGGCGGCACGGTGACGCAGATCGCGGTGAGCGGCACCAACACCGGCCAGACGAGCGGCACGTTCACCGTGCCCGCGGGCGGCTCGATAACGGTGACCTACAGCGTGGCCCCGACTTTCACCGACGCTGACCCGGTGCCGACGGCGGGGGCGTACCCGTTCGTCAACAGCGTCCTGGCCGGCTACCTGGCCGCGTACCCGAACGGCCCGCAAGTCTCATAGGAGGATGCCCGCATGGACTGGTTCCTGGCCCAGGACACGTTCACCGCCGACCTGAGCGACCACACGCAGAAACGGGTAGTCAAGGGCGACCCGCTGCCCGGCGATCACGAGCTGGTTAAGCGGGACCTGGACGCGACGGCCGCTGCGGCGAAGGCGGGCACCGACCGGGCGCCGCTGTTCAAGAAGCTGGACACCGGCGAGGAAGAGCCCGCGCCGAAGCCGTCGGCAGCTGCGCGGGCGGCGGCGAAGGTAACAGGGAAGCCGGCGAAGGCATGATCACCCCGGCCGACAGCGCGCCGACTCCGCCGGAGCAGGTCCCCGCGTCCACGTGGGACATCCAGGCACCCTATGACCCGGGCACGCCGAGCCCGGTCCAGATGCACGGGGACGCTGACGCGGGCGGCCGCGACGACGTCGCCGGGGATGTGGCCGGCGCGCAGGCGAACGCGGAAGCGCGTTACCGCGAGCACATGTCCGACACGTACGGCCAGGGCTCGACGATCGGCGACCTGATGACGATGCCGCCAGGCGGCCTGGACCCGGCGGCCAGCTCGCCCGGCACCACCGACCCGTCCGGCGCGTTCTACGACCCGCCGCGGAACTACGGAGGCTGACATGATCACTCCCGCCGACAGCCCGTCGAGCCCGGGGAACTACGCCGCGGTACAGGTACAGCCACTGGACATCCAGGCGCCGACGGGGGACCTGTCCGCGGTGACTGAGGCCGCGGTGTCACTGGCCGCGCCGGGCGGCCCGCGGCAGGCCCAGTCGGAGACGCTGCTGTCCGGGGCCGACGGGCCGGGCGTCACCGCCGGCTACTCCGGCGGCGGCGGCGAGGACTGGCCGGGCGGCCCGCGGCCCGCGGGTGCCTGACTGCGTCATCGGCTACGTGCACGGCGGCACGGTCCGCGCCGAGTTCTGCGCGTCGCTGCTGGCCGTGTGCATGGAAGGCGAGACGCGGGTCCGTACCGTCGTGGCGCTCGCGAGCGGGCCGAACATCTCGACGGGCCGGAACCTGATCGTCCGGGAGTTCCTGGACGGGAACCTCGCGCCGTGGCTGTTCATGTGCGACACCGACATGGTCCTGGAGCCGGACACGGTCGACCGGCTGGTCGCCGCCGCTGACCCGGCGGACCGCCCGGTGGTCGGCGCCCTGTGCTTCTCGCTGAGCCAGGGGCAGAAGTACCCGACGATGTACGAGCTCGTGGAGGGCGCTCCCGGCGGCCTGGCGTTCCGTCGCTACCGCGAGTGGCCCGAGGACGCGTGCGTGCGGCTGTCGGCGACGGGCGCGGCGTGCCTGCTGGTGCACAGGGACGCGCTGCTGGCAGTGGAGAAGCACGCGAGCGACCCTGCCGCCCCGTGGTTCCGCGAGTCGGCGGTCGGCGCGCCGATGTCGCTGATGGGCGAGGACCTGACGTTCTGCCTGCGCTGCGCGGCGGCGGGCATCCCGGTGCACGTGCACACCGGCGTCCGGGTGGGCCACATGAAGACGACGATGCTGATCTGAGAGGCGGCCTGGTGCATCCTTCGGCGATGGCTTTCGCCTGCTCGGCGCTGACCGAGGCGGACGTGCGCGGCAAGTGCGTGATCGAGGCGGGGGCACTGAACGTCAACGGCTCGGTGCGCCCGCACGTGGAGGCCCTCGGCCCGGCGAAGTACATCGCGACGGACATGCGGCCAGGGCCGGGCGTCGATGAGGTGTGCTCTGCTGAGCAGCTGCCCGTGTACTGGAGCAACGCGGGCCTGGTGATCTCGACGGAGATGCTGGAGCACGCGGCGGACTGGCAGGCGGCGGCGCGCGGCATGATCGAGGTCCTCGCGCCCGGCGGCGTGCTGGTGCTGACGACCAGGTCGGCCGGGTTCCCGGTCCACGGCTACCCCGAAGACCACTGGCGGTTCCCGGTCGAGTCGATGCGGTGGATCCTCGACGTGGCCGGGCTGCTCGTTGAGCAGTGCGAGCCGGACCCGGACCCGGCGTCCCCGGGGGTGTTCGCGAAGGCACGTAAGCCGCGCGGCTGGTCGTGGCCAGCGGACACCGGCGAGGCGTGGGCCGACGTTCAGGTGACCCGGCCGTGACCGGCGTGCCGCTGCTGGCCGTGATGGTCAGCTGGTACTGCCCTAACTGCCCGGTGACGGCCGTCTCGGCGCCGCTGCCACTGGGCACGCGGAAGTTCCACGTCTGCCCCGGACTGCACATGCTGACGGCGCCGCTGGTTGAGGCGGGGACCCGGTGCAAGGTGACCGCTGAGGAGCGGCAGGAGTACCTGGGCCGGGAGGTTCAGGCGACGGGGGACGACGGGCGCCCGTACATGGCGGTCCGCACGACCCGGGACGACGGGTGCGACCTGGCGGTCAACGCCGGGCTGGCGCAGGCGAGATTGGGTGATTACAGGTGAGCGAGCAGGACCAGGGCCAGCCGGCCGGGCCGGAAGAGGCGGCACCGGAAGAGGCCCCGGCGGTTACCGTGCAGGCGGGGCTCGCCACCGCGGCGAGCTCGGTCACCGGGCCGGAAGTCACCGAGCCTGAAGAAGACGAGGGCTGAGCCATGACATTCGGAACCGCGAGCGCCATCTTCCAGCAGGCGATGCTGAACCCGATCATGGGCCGGCTGTGGACGACGGCCGCGCCGACCACGTTCTCCAGCCTGAGCGCTGACGCCCTGGTATCCGCGGCGCTGTTCAACAACACGACCACGCCGGACAAGACCGCGGCCGTGGCGAGCACCGGGTTCAATACCGGCCAGTGGGTGACCGCGAACGAGGTCATCGACACGGGCGGCACGAACTGGGTGTCCGGCGGCCGGGCGCTGGCGTCGAAGGCGTTCAGCATCGACACCGGGTCGTCGAGCGTCTGCTTCCAGGCGGCGGCGACGGCCGGGGCCGGGAACGTCACGATCGCCAACGCGTACGGCGCCCTGGTCTACGACGGCACGATCACCGGCGGGACGGTCGCCAAGCAGGCCATGTGCTACAACAGCTTCGGCGGGTCCGCGCAGGGAGTCACCGCCGGAACGTTCACCATCTTGTGGGCGACAGTGGGCGCGCTCACCAACGTGGTCGTCTTCAACGTCACCGTCTGAGCGGGGAGCTGGCCTGAATGCAGACGATCTGGTCGGCGCCGGTAGGGCCGCTTTCATCGGCGGCCGGATCCGCGGTCACCGCCGCGGCGCTGACCGCCGGCACGCCCGTCCCGCCGCCGATCATCCCGGGCGGCACCCTCCAGCTAGGGTCACGGCTCCTGCTGGAGGCGGACCTGGAGATGACGTCGGCGTCGGCGACGCCGACGCTGGCCCTCGGGTTCTACATCGGCGCCGTGGGCGGCGCGATCGGGTCGGCGACGCTGGTCGCCGCGACCCCGGCGAACGCGCTGTCCGCCTCCGCCGCGGCGTGGCCGGTCAAGCTGCGGTACCGCGGGACGATCCGGGTGCTCAGCCCGTCCGCCGCGGTCATCCAGGGGACGGCCGAGCAGCTGTACGGCACGTCGCTGACCGCCTGGACGTCAACCCCGTTCCCGGTGACGGCGGCCGCCCGGACCGTCTCGGCGCTGAACACGCAGCAGAACAACCAGCTTGACGTCGGGATCACCCTGTCCTCCGTGACCGGGTCGCCGTCGGTTACCGTCACCGGGTTCTACGCCGAGATCCTCGGGTGAGGGCCGCGCCCGCGGGGAGGCTATCCGGTGGCCGGGACCTCCGCCGGGATTACTAGCCCTGCTACCCACCCCGCTTCCCCCGGGATGGTGATGCCGTCATGGCCATGACGGTTACCGCCACGATGAGCGGCACCGCCGCCAACGAGCACATTTACCTGTGGATCCGGGTCCTTACCGGGGCGACGGAGGCCGGCGGGGCCAGCGCGACCGGCATCGCGCCGTCCGGCGGCGCCGGGGTGACCGCGACCCTGACGCCGAACTTCAGCAGCTCGCTGCCCTGCTACGCGCTGTCCGGCGACAACTCGGCCGGCCCGCTCACCGCGGCCGGCAATAACACGATTGACTCCAGCAGCGCTGACCCGGACACCTGGGAGGCCGGCTTCGGCCGGTACACCGGCACTGTCACCGCGGCCACCCTGCTGACCTTCGGCGCGTCCAGCTTCGGCACCGGCGGCTGCGACTACGGCACCTGGGCGTGTTACGAGGTTCCGTCCTCGGGCGGCGGCACGCCCGCGGTGGACGCTTCCTCCCCGGCGCTGGCGTCGGCGACCGGCGCGGGCATTAAGACGGTCACCTCGGCCAGCTTCACCCCGCCGGCCGGGTCCGTCGTCGTCGCGATGATCGTCGGCGGCGGCACCGGGTCATCCGGGTCGATGGTGATGACGGTGACCGGCGGCGGCCTGACCTGGACGCAGCGGGCCGGCTCGGCGACGGTCACCGACCAGGACACGTTCGTTTTCACGGCCACCGCGGCGGGGGGCGCAGCTCCCGGGCAGGCGTCCGCGTGGCAGCTGCCGTGGCCTCCCGCGCTGACCCAGGCCTTCGGCCCCGGGGCGCCGTTCACGGCGACGTCATTCCAGATCGACGCCGCCCCCCAGGTGCAGGTCACCGCCGGGCTGGCCACCGCGGCCGCGGCGGCTGCGGCCCCGTCGTTCTCCCTGTACATCACCGGGCTGGGCGGCACGGGCGCCGGGTACTTCGCCGACCAGAACGGCAACCCGCGGATGGTGCTGGGCGACGCCGCGTGGGCGCTGCCGGGCAACGCGGGCCGGTGGAACTCCGGGAACTGGCAGGCCGACTTCGACACCTACCTGGCCAGCCGGGCCGCGCAGGGCTTCACCGTCATCTACGCCAAGCCGGTCGGCACCACCCAGTCGGGGAACCTCGACGACAACGGCAAGACGTTCGACTCGCTGTACCCCTTCCAGGGCGGCACCCCTTCCACCGGGGCAGCGGGCGCGAACCCGTCATCGGGGCTGACCGCGGCGTTCTGGGCGCGGATCGATTACTTCCTGGCTTCCGCGCTGGCCAAGGGCATCACGGTCTTCCTCAACGCCATCGGGTACAGCAGCGACTTCGACGCTGGCCCGGGCCCGCTCGCGGGCAAGAGCACCACCGAGTTCACCGCGTACGGCACCGCGCTCGGCACCCGCTACGCGAGCCAGCCGAATTTGATCTGGAACCTGGCTGACGACTACTTCGGCGACAACGACGCGCTGGTCACCGCGTTCCTGGCCGGGCTGCGCGGCGCCGGGGACACGCACGCGGTCTCGATCGAGAACTTCCCGGAGACCACCAGCCGCCAGGCCCTGGACACGGGGACCGCGGCCGCCTGGGGCGCGGCTCACGGCCAGTACAACTTCTGCTACTCCTACAACGTCACCTACTACGGCATCGAGAAGGCGTACCTCGAGTCGTCGCCGGTCCCGGTCATCCAGGGTGACGGGTACTTCTACCAGGGCGGTTCCACTTACGCGGGCGGGTCCGGCGCGTTCGCGTACGACCGGGCGATCAGGCAGGACGCCTGGCACGCGATCACCGCCGGCGCCCGCGGCATCATCCACGGGTCCGAGTCGGTCTGGCAGTGGGCGTCGACGTCGCTGGCCTCCTCGGGGACCGACTGGTACTACGCCAGCAACGCCGGGAACATCCGCGCGCTGGTCGAGTCGCTGCCCGGCTGGCACACGCTGGTCCCGGACACGGGCTCGGCGCTGGTCACCGGCGGCCGCGGCACGCACGCCTCGTCGCTGTCCTCGGGCGGCGGCGGCGGCCAGTACGAGGTCGCGTTCACCGACTCCTACGTCACCGCGTCGCGGACGCCGGACACCGGCAGCGGCTCGGCGCTGGCCCTGATCTACCTGTCGCACGGCACGACGATCACCGTCGACCAGGCGAAGATGGCCGCCGGGTACACCGCGTCGTGGGCGGACCCGGTGACCGGGGCGCTGTCCGCCGCCACGGCCGGGTCCACCTATAACTCGACGGCGAAGGGAAGCAACAGCCAGGGCGACCCGGACTGGGTCCTGGTCCTGCAGGCCCCGCTGTCGGCGAGCGCCCCGGCCGGCCTGGCCAGCGGCACCGGCACGGCACAGGCCCCCGCGGCCGCCGCCGGGGTGAGCAGCACGCTGGCGTCCGGCACGGGTACCGCGCAGAACCCGGCCGCGGCCGCAGGCGCGAGCGCCGCGGTCGCGGCGGGTGCCGGCGCGGCGCAGGGCCCGGTGCCCGCGGTGGCTGTCCTCGCGGGCGCGGCCACCGGGACTGGTGCCGCGCAGCCTGCGGCCGCTGCCGTGGGCGCCCCTGGGGGCATCGCTACCGGGACTGGTGCCGCGCAGAACGCCACGGTCAGCACGTCCTCGTCGGGGGCCGCGGCCGCCGGACTGGCCTCCGGAACCGGCGCGGCGCAGGGCGCAGCCGCCGCGGCCGGCGTGAACGCCCCGGCCGCTACCGGCGCCGGCACGGCGCAGGGGCCTTCTGCCGCTGCCGCCCCCAGTGCTGGACTGGCCACGGGAACGGGCGCAGGGCAGGCGCCTGCCCTCGCGATCGGCGCCAGTGCCGGGCTGGCTGCCGGGGCCGGCGCCGCACAGAACGCGACGGCCTCAACTTCCTCGGCCGGGACCGCCGCGGCCAGGCTCGCCACCGGGACCGGCGCCGCGCAGCCGCCCGCGGCTGCTGTCGCCGTCTCCGCGGGGCTGGCGTCGGGTGCCGGCGCGGCGCAGGGCGCTGCCGGGCAGGCGTCCCGCACTGTCATCGCGGGGCTCGCCACCGGGGCGGGCGCAGCGCAGAACCCGGCACTTACCCTCACGGCCATCGCGCACGCGGCGGCCGCCCACGCGCTCGCCGCGGCCCTCGGGGCCACGGCTGCGGCGCAGGGCGCGTTCACCGTCGGCTCCCTGACCGCCGCTGACGTGCCCCTGGCCACGCTGGGAGCATCGGCGGCGACCGCCGGGCAGGCCACCCTGACCGCATCGGACAGCAGGACGGGAGGACCCAGCTAGGGCAGCATCTGCGCGATGAAGTTCTCGGCCATCGAGATCGTCATGTGCGGCCCGGTCGGAACAACCTGTCCGCCTTCCGGGTGCTCCATGTAGCAGCGGCGGACCGCAGCCAGGATCGCGCGCAGCCGCTCCCGGTCGGTCTCCTCGGACGCCAGCCAGTCCGGCAGCGTCAGTGTTTCGTCGGTCATTCCCTCAAGGTACGGGAGGTGAGCTAGGTGGCGCGCTACCCGCTGAACCAGCCCATCCGCCTCAGTACCACGGTCCGCGACGTCACCGGCACGCTGGTCAACCCTGGCACGCTGACGCTGCTGGTGAAGCTGGCCCAGGCTGACGGCACCTGGCTGACGACGGGCACGTACGCCAGTCCTGCCAACGATTCCACCGGTACCTACCATCAGGACATCCCGGTCACCGACCTCGCCGCCATCGGCCACTACCAGTACGCGTGGACGAGCACCGGCACCGGGGCCGGCGTCAGCTGGGGCGACTTCGACGTGTTCGACCCGTTCGAAACCGCCGTGCTGCCGCTCGGCGACGCGAAAGACCAGCTGAACATCCCGCAGGCGACCACCACGTTCGACAGCGAGATACAAAGCTACATTGCGACGATCCAGTCGAACCTGGAGCGGATGACCGGCGGCCCGCTGGTCAACCGGGCGTTCACCGAGCGGACGGAGATGCAGGCCGGCCAGACGGTCATCCCGGTGCGGCAGCGGCCCCTGGTGTCGGTCACCAGCATCACCGGCGCGTCGGGCGGGGCGATTGACATTTCGGCTGGCCTGGACCTCGACGTCAACGCGGGCCTGATCCGCCGGAAGCTGGGGCTGCCGTTCTACGGGCCGTTCTTCGCCTGGCTGCCGCAGGTCACCGTCACCTACGTCGCCGGGTGGGGCACGAGCGTCCCGGCGGCGTTCAATGTCGCCGCGCGGATCATCATCCAGCACCTGTGGGAGTCGCAGCGGGGGCCGCTGGCGATGCCGATGGCGGGCGAGCCCGCCGTCATGGTGCCCGGGTTCGGGTTCGCGATCCCCAACCGGGCCGCCGAGCTACTCAACGGTAGCCAGGCGGGCATCCCCTTTATGAGCGAGGCGTACCTCTAGTGAGTGCCACCCGGTTCAGCGCCGCGGCGGCCGCCCTGATCGCCGCCTACACGGCGGCGCCGGCCCTGGCGGGGATTCCCGTTTACGACGGGATCCAGCCGCAGGCCGCGTCGGACCTGGCGTGCGTCATCGTCGGCCATGACGGCACCCTCGAGGCGGACGGCACCCTCGCCGCCGACGTGCTCGCCGGGAACTTCGCCCAGCAGTGGATCGAGATGGGCGCCCGGCAGGAAACCGGGCTCGTCAACTGCGCCCTGATCTGCCAGTCCGGCGGCACCGCGCTCGGCAGCCTGCGCGCCCAGGCGGCGGCACTGCTGGAGGCACTCGAGGACGCGGCCGACGCTAACGGCGGGAAAGCGGGCGGCCTCACTGACATGACGTTCGACGCCACCGCCGGCGGCCGGTGGATCTACCGGCAGTCGCTGGCGGGGGCGGCCGTCATCGTCGCCTACCGCGTCTCCTACTCGACGGAATGGTGAGCGTTGCGCTGGCTGGTCGTTCACCCCGGGCCGCAGTTCTCCGTCCACGACGTGTACGCCGGCTGGACCGAGGCGCTGCGCGACCTCGGCGAGGACGTCCTCGAGTTCAACCTCGACAAGCGGATCCAGGTGTACGACGCGGCGCTGCTGGAGACGGGCAACGCCGACGAGGGCGGGCACCCGGAGGTGCGGAAGGCGTTCTCCCGCGAGCAGGCCCTCGCCGCCGCGGTGCAGGGGATCACCAGTGCCTGCTACACGTGGTGGCCGCACGTGGTCCTCGGCGTCAGCGCGTTCTTCCTGCCGCCGTGGTACCTCGACGTGATGCGCGACCGGGGCCACAAGGTGGTGCTGCTGCACACCGAGTCCCCCTACCAGGACGGCGAGCAGCTGAAGCGGGCCGCGCACGCGGACCTGAACCTGCTCAACGACCCGGTCAACATCGGCGCCTACCGGCAGTCCGGACCGGCGGAGTACATGCCGCACGCCTACCGCCCGCAGGTGCACCGCCCCGGGCCGGGCGTCCCTGAGCTGAAGTCGGACTTCGCGTTCGTCGGGACCGGGTTCGCGTCGCGGGTGGAGTTCTTCGAGGCGATGGACTTCGACGGCCTGGACGTGCTGCTCGCCGGGGCGTGGCCGGGCCTGCCGGATACCTCGCCGCTGCGCCGCTACCTGCCCGGCGGCGACGTCGTGCAGTGCACGGACAACGCTGAGACCGCGGCGATCTACCGCAGCACCAGGGCGGGAATCAACTTCTACCGCCGTGAGGCCGAGGACGCCCACGCGGGCGAGGGCTGGGCGGTCGGCCCCCGTGAGGTGGAGATGGCGGCCTGCGGGACGTTCTTCCTCCGCGACAAGCGCGGTGAGGGCGACGGCCTGTTCCCCATGCTGCCCGTGTTCGACGGCCCGGCGGACGCGTCAGAGAAGCTCCGCTGGTGGCTCGCGCATGACAGCCAGCGGGAAAAGGCGGCGGTGAAGGCACGCGCCGCGATCGCGGACAGGACGTTCGAGGCGAACGCCAGGCGGCTACTTCAGCTGCTGGACAAGTAAAGGAGCCGGGACATGCCCTCGCAGCGGGAACACGGAAGAAACGGCGTCGTCTACATGGGCATCACCCAGACGGCCGGGGTGAGCGCGGTCGCGTCGCCGGTTACGTTCCTGACCGACTGGACGGTGAACAAGAACACCGACAAGGTCGAGGTCACGGCGTTCGGCGACTCCAATAAGACCTACGTCGCCGGGCTGCCCGACGCCACCGGCGACTTCTCCGGCTGGTACGACTTCTTCACCCCGCAGACCTACACCGCGGCCGGCGACGGCATCCCGCGGAACTTCTACCTGTACCCGAACACCCTGAACCCGACCGACTATTTTTACGGCACTATACTCCCGGATTTTTCCGCGGCGGGCGGCGTCGGCGCGGCGGTGTCGATCAAGGCCAGCTGGAACGCGGCCGGGCCGGTCAACCGCGCCGGCTTCTGATGCTGGGAGTCGACGAGCTGGCGTTCGCCCTGTCCGCGGTCGCCGCGCGGCTGCGCGAGATCGGCGACGGCGGCCTGGCCCGGGAGCTGCAGAAGGCGATCGGCGACGCGGTCGCCCCGGTCGGCGGCGAGATCCGCCGCGGGCTGAGGCCGCACCTGCCCGACCGGTACGCCGAGGTACTGGACGCCGACCTGAAGATCTCCCGCAGCTCGTCGCTGTCGGGCGACGAGGCGCGGGTGACGGTGCTCGCCTCGCCCGGCGGCACTAAGAAGCGGAAGCTGCAGCCGCTCGACGACGGGATCCTGCTGCACCCGCTGTACGGCAACCGGGGCCGCTGGTTCGCGCAGCAGGTCACGCCCGGCTGGTTCAGCGGCCCGGTGGAAGACGCGGGGCCGCAGGTCCGGCAGGCGGTCGAGGCGGCACTGGACGCCATTGTGGAGAAGGCGGTAACTGAGTGAAGATCATCATCGGCGGCGAGGCATTCGAGTACGACCCGGACAGGTACCTCATGTCCGAGGCGCTGGCCATCGAGAAGGCGTGGGGGCGCCGGTACTCCGAGTTCCAGCAGGAACTGGGAGCCGGGTCCGCCGAGGCGTGGGCGACGCTGGCGTGGGCGGTCTGGCGGCGCAACGGCCGCGAGGTTGAGCTGCAGGACATCCTCGACGGCAAGGTCGACTTCGACCACACCGAGATGGTCCGCTCCGTCAACGCGGGGTACGCGGAGGCCGCGAAGGAGGCGGAGCAGGGCCCTACGTCCGGGGCATCGCCCCTTACGGCCCCGGATGGCACGGGTACGACGCCGGCCGCTACCTCGGGTCGTTCGCCGCGGTCTTCGGCATCCGCCCGTGGGAAATCGGGCAGCTGACGACGGACGAGTTCGACGCGCTGATCGGCTACCTGGAGTCGAAGGACGGCGGCTAGCCCGGTAACTAGCCGGTAACTAGTTACCGCCGCGCGAGGACCTCGAGGCGAGGAACGCGCCAGTCGCGGCCGTGACTACGCCGATGACGGCGGCTACCGCCAGGTAACCCGCCCAGGTTTCGGCACGGGCGCAGCCGCCGCCCGGGGCGAGCAGCCCGATGCCGGACTCGCAGAGGCCCCGGACCTGGCTGACGCTGCCGACCAGGATGATGCCGGGCACCCAGTAGAGCACGGCGGCCAGGACCACGACGGCCAGCCCGGCGGCCGCGACGTGCAGCGGGTGGTCCCGCAGGCGCCACGCGCCGGGGAGGGGGTTGTCGTTTCTCACCCTCCCTTCTTAATGCCCGCAGACGCCAGGGAACAGGGGGTATGGCATGGCCGGCTCCCAGACGCTCCGCTTCGACATCATCGGCGACGGCTCGTCTGCCTCACGCGCCTTCAAGGACACCGCCAGCAACGCGGCCCTCGCCGCGCGCGGCGCGAAGCAGCTCAGTGACACCCTCGGCATCCAGAGCAAGACGGCGCAGGCATCGGCGGCGGCGACAGTGTCGCTGGCGAAGTCCGACAGCGTCCTGCGCGACGCGCAGCTGGCGCTGGCCGGCGCCACCGACGATGCCTCCGGCAGCCTCGGTGAGATGAAGCTCCGCCTGGACGCGCTGAACGGCAAGGTCGCCGCCGCCCGGGTCAGCCTCGACGGCGACAAGGAAGCGCAGGCGCGGCTCGACGCGATCAGCGCCCGCCTCACCGACCTGGACCACAAGACGTCGACGCCGAGCCTTGACGTACAGGGCGTCGCGAAGGCGACCGCCGAGCTGTCCGCGATCGACGTGGCGCTCGACAAGGTCGGCGGCAAGGGAGGGTCGGCGCAGGCCGCGGCGTCGTCGGTCGGCCTGCTGGCCAGCCCGATGGGCGCGGCGGTCGCCGCCGGGGTGGCACTGTCGCCGGTGCTCATTACCGCCAGCATCGGCATGGCCGGGCTGGGCGCGGCGGCGGCCGACACGATCTCGCCGATCCTGCAGGCGGGGACCGCCACCAAGAAGGCGCAGCAGGCGCTGGCCTCCCTGGACCCGGCGCAGCGGGCCGCCTACGACTCCCTCGGCCTGCTCAAGACCCAGTTCGGCGGGTTCGCGAAGTCGCTTGAGCCGGAAACCCTCGGTCTGTTCAACAAGGGCCTTACCCTCGCCTCCGGGCTGCTCGGCGACGTCGAGCCCGTCGCCGCGGCGACCGGGAAGGCCCTGGGCGGCGCGGTCGGCGAGATCGACGCGGAGTTCCGCTCCGGGACGTGGCAGAAGTTCTTCGGCTTCATGGCGGCGACCGCCGGGCCGGACATCAAGCTGCTCGGCAGCCTGTTCGTGTCCCTGGCCGACGACCTCCCGCCGCTGCTGGAGGACCTCCAGCCGGTGGCCACCGGGTTCCTCGGGATCGCCACCGACGCCCTCAAGGCCGTCGGCGCGCTCGAGCGATTCGAGGGCGTCGCCCGGCAGGCGAACCAGGTCGCCGACCAGTCGCAGAAGTCGGGGGGGAACGACCCGTTCTCGCTCGGGGCGATCGCCGGCGATGCCAAGAGGGCCGGCGAGGGGCTGCTCAACTCGCTGTACCCCGGGTTCACGAAGGTCACCGGCGCGGCCGGGAAGTTCGCCAAGTCGCAGGGTGACGCGGCCGGCGCGGCGAGCAAGAACGCCGAGGCCACCCGGCAGCAGGCCGCCGCGCAGCAGGCAGCCGTCGCCGCGGCGACCGGCCTGTCCGGCAACCTGACCATCCTGGAGGGCCGGTACAACCTGACGGCGGCGCAGGCGACGGCGCTGGTGAAGGCGGCCGGGCAGACGACCGGGGCACTGTCCGGCAATGACGCGGCGGCGACCGGGGCGCTGCACGCGGTCGAGGGGTACGCGAACGCGAGCCTGGCGGCGAAGTCCCCTACCGAGCAGCTGGCGGCCGACGTCGCGGTGCTGGACAACAACACGCTCGGCGCCACGCTGCAGCTCAAGGCGTTCACCGACGCGTGGAACGTCCTGGTGGGGAACTCGCTGTCCGACCAGCAGGCCGTCCTCGCCGACGAGTCCGCGTTCGACGCCCTGACGGGCGCGATCAAGAGCGGCGGGGCGGGCTCGCTGCAGGCCCGGCAGGCGTTCGTCTCCTACGTGCAGCAGATCGGCACCAGCATCTCCACGCTGCAGCAGAACGGCGCCTCGGTCGGCCAGATCAACAGTGAGTACGAGACGAACATCAAGCGGCTGCAGGCGCTGCACAACCTGACCCCGGCCCAGCGCGCCGACGTCCAGGGGCTGATCAGGGACTACGACACGTGGGCGGCGTCCACGGCCGGGCTGAACAGCCAGACGTCGGCGGCGGCGCAGACGATCAAGGACAAGTTCACCGCGAACCTCAAGGCCCTCGGCGAATTCACGCCGAGTATCACCGGCGACGTCAACAACCTGGCGAACTCGGTGCTGAAGACCGGCACGACCAGCGCGGCGACCAACGGCGACCGGGCGAAGCTGATCGCCGACCTGAGGCAGTCCGGGCTCAGCGCCCAGTCGGCGGCGAAGCTCGTCGACGACCTCACCGGCTCCCTGGAGCGGGTGCCGAAGTCGGTGAGCACGCACGTCAGCGTGACCGCGTCCGCTAACGGCGCGATCACCGCCGCCCTCGGCGGCACGAACACCTCCTCGATCGCGAACATCAAGGCACTGCTGCAGTTCGGCGCCAACGGCATGCTCGTCTCCGGCGGGACCCCGGGCAAGGACAGCGTCCTGGTCGCGGCCATGCCCGGTGAGGTCATCGTGCCGACCGCCATGGTCCAGGGCGGCGCTGTCGATCACCTGCGCGGCAAGATCCCCGGCTTCGCGGGCGGCGGGCAGGTCAACCTCGGCGCGCCCTACCAGTTCGTGAGCGGCGACGAGAACAGCTTCGTCACGGGCATGGGCAAGCTGTTCATGAGTCAGGCGAACGCCGCGTTCCAGGCCAGCGCCAAGGCAGCGGCGGCGCTGGCCGGCTCCCCGGTGCCGTTCAGCAGCGCGGCCGGGATCACCCAGTGGGAGCCGGACGTGGCACGGGTGCTGGCCATGCTCGGGCTGCCGCTGGCTGACCTGCCCACGGTGATGTCCCAGATGGGGACGGAGAGCGGCGGGAACCCGAACGCGATCAACCTCACCGACATCAACGCGCAGAACGGGGACCCGTCCAAGGGGCTGATGCAGGTGATCAGCGAAACCTTCGCCGCCTACCGCAGCCCGGCGCTGAGCAGCAACATCTACGACCCGCTCGCGAACATCTTCGCCGGGTTGAACTACGCGGTTCACCGCTACGGGAATCCCGGCTGGCTGAGCGTGCTCGGGCACGGCCACGGCTACGACAGCGGCGGCTACCTGCCGACCGGCCTGTCGCTGGCCTACAACGGCACCGGGAAGCCCGAGCCGGTCATCCCCGCGCGGCAGTTCATCCCCGGCGGCCGGGGCAGCAGCGGCGGCGAGATGCACATCAAGCTGGAACTGGGCAGCAGCTTCCGGCGGACCGGGCTGACGCCTGAGCAGGTCGCGGACATCCGCGCCACCGTAAACGGCCACGGCGGGAACGTGCAGACGGCGTTCGGGCGGTCGTGAGCTGACGTGACCGTCGCCGGCGTCAGCACGGGGAAGTTCGCCAGCGCCAACGGCTTCTCCCTCGCGCCCGGCGGCACCGGCCACTTCATCCTGCTGACCGTCATCTGCACCTCGGTGACCCGCTGGGCGACCGGGATAACCAACTCCGGGAACGTCACCTGGAGCTTCCTCGACCCGCTCAGCCCGCACCGGGTGTTCAGTAACAACGCCGTCACCGAGACGGTGTTCATCGGCAAGGTCAACAGCACCGCGAGCCAGCCCCAGACGGTCGCCTTCAACTCCGGCTCGCCGTCGATCCGCGCCGGCTGGCAGGAGTTCAGCACCACCGCCGGGTTCGCGTTCCTCACGCTCGACGCCAGCGGCATCATCGACGTCGCGTCCGGCGGCACGTTCCCGCCGGTCACCCCGACGGCGGCCGGGCGAACCTACTGGTGCTTCCTCTGGGACACGGGCACCGGCCTGGCCGGGTCGACCAGCGGGTACACGTACGCGGTCGACGGCATCAACGGCAACCTGCAGGCCTACAACACCAGCTGCGCGAACGCCACCCAGACCCCGGCCATCGGCGACACCGGGGACGGCACCAGCGGCACCGGCGTCATGATCTACGAGGCGGCCGGCGCCACCGCGAGCGCCGGGCTCGCCGCCGGCACCGGGACCGCGCAGGCGCCGTCGGTCACCGCGGGCAACAGCGCCACAGCGCAGGCCATCACCGCCGCGGCCGCGGGGACCGCCGCCCGGCCGCTGGTCAGCGCAATCCACGACAGCACCGGCTTCCCGTACCACCAGCTGCACGTCAAGGTCGAGCTGCTGCTCGGCGCGACGTGGACCGACATCACCGCGTTCACCTACCTCCGCAACCCGATTAGCATCTCGCCGTTCGGCCGCACCAACGAGGCGTCCTCGATGGAGCCGGCGCAGATGACGCTGACGCTCAACAACCGCAGCGGCCGGTTTACCCCGGGCAACAGCTCAGGCGCGTACTACCCGTTCATCCAGCTCAACACGCAGGTCCGCGTCTCGGTCAACGACCAGTCCGTGAACGGGACGGCCTACTCCGGCTACCGGTTCTGGGGCGAGGTCAGCTCATGGCCCGCCGCCTGGGACGAAAGCGGCCGGGACGTCTACGCCTCCATTACCGCCTCCGGCATCTGGCGCAGGCTGTCGCATTCGACGAAGACCCTCGGCTCGCCGTACACCCGCTACTGCAACATCAACGTCCGCAACGCCTGGACGCTCGCCTCCTACTGGCCGATGGAGGACGGCAGCGGCTCGGTGACGTTCGCCAACCTGGTCGCCTCCCAGGCCGCCATGACGGTCAGCTCGGGCACCCCGACGCTGTCGAGCGTCAGCGCGTTCCCCGGCAGCGACGCCATCCCCGTGCTGAACGGCGCGACGCTGAACGGCCTGATCAGCACCAGCGCGCACCCGGCGAACGTGCTGTGGCGGTTCAACCTGTTCCTGCCGTCCGGCGGTGACACGGGCGCCTCGGGGGTCATCGCCCGGATGACCACCTCCGGGACGGTCGCCCGGGTTGAGGTCAGCCTCCACGCGTCCGGCGGCGGCCCGCTGACGGTCACCGGCTTCAACGGGGCCGGGACCCAGCTGTTCACCGGCAGCAGCACGCTGGACGTCTGGGGCATCCCGCTGATGGTGCAGGCGGGGCTCGCCCAGTCGGGCGGCAACGTCACCTGGTCGCTGCGCACCATGCTGCCGGGCGCGGCCACCGCCAATACCACGGTCACCGGCACCGTCGCCGGCACCGTCGACGACTCCACCGGGGTCATCTACAACGTCACCGGGACCAAGTACAAGGGGGCCGCCGTCGGGCAGTCCGTCGTCATCTACGGCAACCCGGCGGTCACCGACGCCGCCGCCGCGCTGGCCGGCTGGCCGGGCGAGTTCGCCGGCGCGCGGTTCCTGCGGGTCTGCGCCGAGCAGGGCATCCCCGCCGTGCTGGCCGGCTCGTCAACGTCCGGCACCCCGATGGGGCCGCAGGCCGACGACACCCTGGCGAACGTGCTGCAGGCGGTCGAGGCGACCGACGGCGGCCTGCTGTACGAGACGCGCAGCCAGTTCGGACTCGGCTACCGGACCCGGGCGACGCTGAAGGACCAGGCATCGCAGCTCACCCTGAACTACGCCGCCCAGCAGCTGTCCGCGCCGCTGCAGCCCGCCGTCGACGACGCGCTGATCCGCAACGACGTGACCCTGACGAACTACGACGGCTACGCGGTGCGCACCTACCTGGCCGCCGGGGCGCGGAGTATCCAGTCCCCGCCGAACGGGGTCGGCTCCGGCTACGAGTACACCCGGAGCGTGTCCTGCACCGACCACGCCCAGGTAAACGCGCTGGGCCAGCAGCTGCTGAACAGCGGCGTCGTCTCCGACCCCCGTTACCCCACTGTCACCGTCAACCTGGCCCGCGTCACGACGGCCAGCCTGTTCAGCGCCGTCCCGTCGACGGACGCCGGCGACTACCTGACGCTGACGAACATGCCGGCCTACGGCGGCACGGCGACGCAGAAGCAGCTCGCATGGGGCTGGGCCGAGACGCTCGGCGAGTCCACCTGGACATTCGTTTTCAACACGGTCCCCGAGGCACCGTGGGAAACCGGGTTCGCCCCCGGTACCGCGGTGAGCGGCCAGGTTCCCGGGTCGCCGGTGACGCTGAGCCAGTCGGGCTCGGTCAGCGGCGCGCAGATCGCCGAGAGCGCGATCAGCCTGTTCAGCCTCGCCCAGGAAGTACTCACCTTCCAGTTCGGCGGCATCACCAGCAACATCACCAGCATCGCGCCGTCAAGTCCCAGCGACGGCGACCTCTGGTTCGACTCCGGTAACGGCTTCCAGGTCAAGCGCTGGGACGCCACCGGCGGCTCCTGGGTGCCGGTCACGTTCGACGGCGACAACATCCTCGGCGCGGGCACGATCACCGCCGGGCTGCTCGCCGCGAACGCGGTAGTCGCCGGGAACATCTCCGCCGGCGCGGTCGACGCCACCTCGCTCGCCGCCGGGATCGTCAAGGCCGGCATCGTCAACGGCACCCTGATCAGCGGCGCCCAGTTCGTCGCCTACGGGACCACCGGCGAGATCCTCGTCTACTCCTCCAACCCGCCGGCGTCCGGCAACCTGGTCATGTCCGTCTCCGCGATGGCCGGCACCGACGGGCAGGGCAACGCCTACAACGCCGGCGTCTGGATCTACGACAGCGGCGGCAACTCGATGGGGATGGTGCCCGGCGGCGGCAGCGCGGCCAGCCAGCTCGCGCTGAGCACCGGCAGCGGCACGCCGACGCCGCCGGCCGGCAGCGCGGCCGTGTACGGGGCCGGGTCCGGTGCCGTGCAGGTGGTCGACGGCCTGGACGGCCAGGCGTACGGAACGCAGCGCCGCTCCCTGGTGCAGGGCAGTGACTCGGGCGGCCTCACCAGTTTGTCTACCGTCTCCACTACTACCGTCAGCGGGCCGCGGACGTACCGGGTGCACGCGCAGCTGTACGTTACCGCTAACAGCGGAGCCCAGTTCAACTGCGCTATCTCCTGCTCAGGCAGCCCGACCGGGCAGTTCGCCTACATCATCTCCCGGGCGACGACGTTCGTGGCGGAGGTGTCCGGGCCGCCCAACGCCAACGTCGGCGCGGCTGTCACCCTGGGCGCGGCCACGTACATGGTGACCCTGGACGGGACCATCCGCACCAGCACCTCCGGGACGATGTCGCTGCAGGCAGGCAGCCTGACCGCGACCAGCCTGGTCGTCAACCAGTGGTCATTCTTCGAGATCATGCCGGTGTGAGACGTGACCAGTTCCAGGTGGCAGGAGAACGCATGAGCAACAGCTTTCCGGTGCCGCCCGGCGACTGGCAACTGTCGCAGGTCAGGTATTCGGCCGTGCTGCCCGCGCCAGAGCTGCAGCCCGGCGCCCCGCTGGACTTCGGCGCGGGCGTGCACGGCCAGCTGGCCTACAACGTGCCGGTGCTGTCGGTAGTGTTCACGTTCGACGTGCCGGGCAGCTTCGGCACTTACGACCAGGGGACCGTGGAAGCAGGCCTCGCGCAGGCGGTTACCGGGGTGTGCGGGGTGCTCGCGTCCATGTCCGGCGCGGCGCTGGCTGACCTGCAAGCGCAGGTAACGATCACCCGCGCGTGGACCTGGGCCGCCGGCACCAGCAGCGTCGCAACGTCAGACGTCATGACGTACCCGTGAGCCGGGCGGGTTGTGTCGCCGGGCACGTCAGCCTGTGAGGGACTAGCCCGTGACCTGGACGATCATCGGCCTGATAGTGACCGCGGTCCTGGCGATCTTCGCGTCCTTCGGCGCCCCGGTGATCCTGATGAACCGCACCGCGAAGATGCACCGGGAAGACCGGATAGCCGACTGGGCGCGGCAGGACGCCCTGGCAGCAGCCGCCAAGGAGGCGGCCGACGAGGTGGCCAAGCAGACCAGCGGCAAGCTCGACGCCATCCACGGGCTGGTCGACGGCGCGTTCACGGCCGCGATGCGGGCGGAGCTCGACGCCACCCGGCGGGAGCTGGCCATGATGCGGGAGGTGGTCGCCATCAAGCAGGCAGCCGGGCACGAGCCGACCGTGGAGACCCTGGCCGCGATCGAGGCCACGAACGCGAAGATCCAGACCCTGGCGGCCCAGCTGGCCGACCGTGAGGCGGCAGTGCAGGCGGCCGGGCTGCACGCTCCGCCGCCGGAGCCGGCATGAGCGCACCCGGGCCCGCGCCCCGCCGGACAGTCCAGCTCCCCGCCTGGTACCCGTGGGTAAACACCGCCATCCAGGTCGCCCTGACCGTCGTCGTCGTCATCCTGCTGCTGCAGAACGGCCAGCTGTCGCAGGCCAACCAGGCGAACATCACCGCGCAGCACGTCAGCAGCCTCCAGCAGTGCCAGCTGGCCAACGAGACCCGGCTGCAGGACATCGCCATCTGGAACCGGCTGCTCAGCGTCTCGCCGTCCGCCGCCGCCGCGAAGGCCGAGGTCGCGGACCTGGAGCGCCTGGTGAAGGCCAAGGACACGCCGCGGGACTGCGCCGCCGCCTACCCCCTCAAGAAGTGACCCCGGAAGGGAAATGATGACTGAGCTCACCAAGCCGAGTGTCGGGCGCATCGTCCACTACGTCAGCTACGGCACGCCGGGCGGCGAGTACGGCAGCGAGTGCCGCGCCGCGATCGTCACCGAGGTCACGCAGGCCGAGGTCAACGAGGAGAATCCCGCAGGTGACGGCGCCTACCGCGGCACTGTCGGTCTGATGGTGGCCAACCCGGCCGGCCTGTTCTTCAACCGGGGCTGCCTTCAGGACGAGGACGGCCACGCCGGGGGCACCTGGCACTGGCCGGAGAGGGTCTGAGCATGGCCGTCGAAACGAAAGTGCAGGCGTCTACCGCGGCCGCCGCCGTGTCCGGGCTGGCGCTGTGGGCGCTGGGCACCTACGTGTTCAAGGGCGACGTCCCGGACGTCGTCGTTTCCTGGGTGTACGTGATCATCCCGGCCGCGCTCGCGTTCGGCGCGGGCTACTGGGCTAAGCACACGCCCCGGCCGGGAGAGCAGCCTAAGTACCGCCTGCCGGCGTCGGGCCCCCCGGCGGCAACCGCTCCATCCACGCGGGTCACCTGGCCAGAAACGCCGCCCCCCGTGCCGCCGTCCGGGACCGTCCAGGACCGTCCGGAACCGTCCGGGCCGCCGGCCAGCGTCCCGCCCGTGACCGGCACCCCGCCCGCGCAGCAGTGAAAGGCAGGCCGTCATGACCACACCCCGCAGCACCCCGTTCCGCGCGGGCGGCACCGACGGGCCGAGGGCCAAGACCAGGTTCACGCAGGCGCAGGCCGGCCCGGCCGTGCTGCTCGCCGACGTCTCAGAATTTCAGGCCGATTTGGCCGACGCTGTCTACCTGCGGTGGTCCAAGGCGGTCGTGATCCGCGCCGCCTACGGCAGCCAGCACGATGACAAGGCGTGGTACGGGGGGCAGCGCCGCCAGCTGCTGCACGCCGGCGGCGCGCGGTTCATTGGGATTTATCAATATTTGGTCGCCGGGCAGGACGGGGCCGCCCAGGCGGACGCGCTGCACCGGCTCGTCGGCGCGCTCCGGCCGGGAGAGGTCCTCATCGCGGACTTCGAGGAGGGCCAGCACGCGATGCTGACCGCCTGGTACAACCGGATGATCCTCCTGTACGGGACGGGCATCCGCCCGTACCTGTGGACCTACAGCGGCCTGTTCTTCGCGGAGGCGAACGGGGCGGCGCCGGTCGAGTGGGTCGCCGCCTACGGGCAGGCCGAGCCGGCAGTGCCGCACAAGCTGTGGCAGTTCACCTCGTCGTTCCCGGTGCCGGGAGTGGGGCGGTGCGACTGCTCGGTGTTCCACGGCACGATCGACCAGCTGGCCGCGCTCGCCTACCAGGGGTCCAAGCCCGCGCCGCAGCCGGACTTCGGGCCGCCGGCCCGCGTCACGGTCCGCGCCGGGGACACGAACGTGGAGGTGCTGACGGCGGACGCGCCGGCCGGGATGACGCCGGGGCACTTCGAGGTGTCGGTGTACACGGGGTCGTTCCCGTCGGCGGCGACGCTCGTGGACAGCTACCCCCGGTTCATGGGGATGGCCCCCAAGTCGTTCGGCGGCCTCGGCGGGCTCGCCTCCGGCACGCACATGACCTGCCGGGTTGTGGCCGTGGACGCGGACGGCACCCGCAGCGCTTACGCCGACGTCCACTTCGAGATGCCGTGACCAGGCTCAGGCGGGCGCTGGACCGGTGGCGGCAGGCGCGGAACGCCCGCGCCCTGGCCCGCAACAACGCGTGGGCGGGATCTAGGCCGTAAGCTGGCAGCCGGGAAGCTCACAGGGCAAGGAAAAGAGGGACCGCTCAGGCGGTCCCTCTTTTCGCGTCTGCGGGCTAATCGGTTTCGTTAAGCGCCAGGCGCATGTCGCGAAGTGACGCGAGGTCGGTACTCGCGTCCGTGTAGGCGTCATCGTCGCCTGCCTGGAACGCTGCCGATGCGCGGTTATTCGCGTCCCGGATCGCGTTATCGAGCATTTGCGCGTCTTCTGACTTAGCCATTTCTTTCCCTTTCCTGGGTGAGTCCGGCTGGCACTGCCAGCCTGCGGCTGATCGTCCCTGCCGTCTGTCCAGATCTGGACACAACGGCGGTCCCTCTTTTCGCGTCTGCGGGCAATCGGTCACCGCCGTCGCGCGAGTTCCGCGCGCAGCAGGTCCGGGTCAACGATCATCCGCACCCCGGCGACCGTCAGGCTGTCCCAGCGCTCCCGGTTGCGGGGGTATCGCTCGGTCCAGTCGAGCATGCTCCGCAGGCGCTCCGCGCCCAGTGCCCGCAGGGCGGCGGCCATGGCGTCGCGCTCGATCAGGTCCGGTCGCTGCAAGGAAGTTGCACGAGCAAAATCCACGGGCCTAACTCCCTGTGACTCAGATCAGGTGGCAAAACGAGAAGGCCAGCCCCGGCCTGCGGTTCCAGGATCGTCGCCAGCACGCTGAGTTGCTCCGCCGCGTCCTTGTCCCCGGCCGCGACCCGCTGGCCCAGCTCCAGCACGGCCGTCGTCACCCGCATCAGCGCGGGCAGGCACGACGAGTCCAAGGCAGCTCCGGTAGAAGTCAGCCGAAGTTCGGTAGGGCGGTAGAGGGGCGCGAGCGCGCGGCTAAATCGTATCGCCCTCGCCCGGCTTGCCGTCCCGCTGCGCCAGCCGCTCGCGCAGGTCGTCGAGCGTCATCGCGCTCACCACTGGTGTCCCCGCCGGGACCGCCTCCCAGATCGCGCCCGGCCGCCTGACGTCCCACTCCGGGCTCTCCTCGGCGATCTCGGCGAGCAGCTTCTCTTCCCGCCTCGCGCGGTCACGGCCCAGCATCAGGCCGCCTCGATCTCGGCGGGCAACGCGAAGTTCCGCAGGCTCACCCCCACCACCTCGCCCATGCGGACAGGTTCGGGTCCTCCATCGCCTCGTGGACGGCGTCATTCGCCCTGTTGAATTCCTCGTCGGTGGCGTTCCTTGGCACGCGCTCCAGCTCATCCATCGCGTCGGTATACCTCTGGGCGGACGCCTTCTGCTCGGGCGCCTTGCTGAACAGTCCCATTTCTCGTTCCTCTTTCCGTGGTCGGTGATTGCGGTGCTAGCTCTTGCCCGCCTCGATCGCGCCGAGCAGCAGGTCCAGCGTCCGGGCCGTCAGCAGCTCCCGCGACGCCCGGTACTCCAGCCGGTCCGGGTCGAACCGGATCACCCAGCCCGCCCGCACGGCCGCGTCGACGCGCGCCTGGCGGGCCTCCGCCGCTGCCCGCGCTTCGCCGGGCCCCATGTCCGTCGGCCCCATCAGTTCTCCCCCGCCCGGCGCCGGGCCAGCCGGTCCGCCGGCCTGTCCGCGTTCAGCGGCTGCGCCTTGCCTGTCGCCAGCCGGGCCTGCCGCTCGGCCTCCCGGCGGTCCGCGCGCGCCTTCGCCGCCGCGTCATCGTCCTTCGCCATTACCGTTCCTCTCCCGCCGCGCCCCGGCGGCGCGCCCTCAGGACGGCGGTCACGACGGCCGCGGGTCGGTGATCTCGCATATCTCGTCGCACTCGCACAGCATGTGCCGGTCCGTCCACGCCTCCGCCTCTGCGTCATTCCTGGACGCGGGCGGAAGCGGCGCCGGCGCGGGCGCCTTGCTGAACAGTCCCATTTCGCTTCCTCTTTCCGGTGGCTGGTGATTGCGGGGTCAGCCCTCGCCGTGGCGGCGGAGGATCTCGGCGACCTGCTCAGGGTCGGTGCCGTGGAAGTGCATGCGGCAACGCTCGCTGCGGCCCTTGCTCTGGTTGCAGGGCAGGCAGAGAGTCTGGAAGCCTTCAGGAAAGCCGTTCTTGATCAGCCAGCGATATACGGGTAGTGGGCTCCGGCTCTTCCCGCCGAGTTCTCTGCGGTGCCGCCCGCCATCACCGTTGACGTGGTCGATCGACGGCTGTTCCGTGCTGCCGCAGCAGGCGCAAGACCAGCCGTAATGGTCAAACACGGCCTGACGGAGCGTCTCGTGGTTGCGCTTGCGGCGCGCTCTGGGCTTGGCCGGATCTGCCCAGTAGCGTTCGCGCTGCAATTGAGGACCGTCCGGGTTGGCGCGATACGCCGCCAGCTTCCCCGGCTTGTGGCACGCCTTGCAGACGTTCATGCGCCCGTCAGGCTTGCCGCGGTCCCGGTAGAACTCTTCCAGCGGCTTGTCCGCGTTGCAGCGCTGGCACGGCTTAGTCAAGGCTGGCGTCATCGTTCTCCCTTACCTGCCGCATGATCGCGGCGACCTGTTCGGCATCGGCGCCGGCGCCGACGTGCAGGTGCCAGTGCTGGTGCAGCTCCCGCGCCGCGGGCGGCTCGATCGCGGGCCGCCCCGGCGCGGGAAGCTCGTGCAGCGCCGGAGCCGGGACGATCCCCCGGGGCACCGGGGCCGGGTGCCGCGCCCGGTACAGCAGGAACACGGCCAGCGCCGCCACGGTCAGGACGACAACCGCCGCTGCGGCGGCCAGCAGCACGATGACCGCGGTCGCGACCGCCGCGGCGGCGCCGGACGCGGCCAGGATGACGACGCCGGCGACAAGCAGGATCACGCCGCCGCCGGGGCTGCGGTCGTCGGTCTGCCAGGTGCCCTTCACTGCCGGGCCTTCCTTCGCTCGGCGAGCGCCACGCGCCCGCGGTGCACGGTCCTCGCGCCGAGGCGGATCCGCCTGCCGCCGTCGCAGTGGCGGCACTGGCCGAACCGCGCCCGCTTGCTGCCGGGGTTGCGCCCGCTGCCCTCGCAGCGGCGGCACGGCCGGTACGGCCACAGGTAGAGGGTGACCACCCGCCCGGCGGCGAGCAGCAGGATGATGACGATCCACGTCAGGGCGGCGCTCACGTGACGTGCTCCAGCGGGCAGTCCTCGAGCCCGTCCCGGTACGCCCGGCAGGCGTGCCGCGCGCACTCGTCGTCCCGGCAGAGCCGGTAGTCGTGCGCCTGGCGCGCCGCGGGCCTCCTGGCGGCCGCCGGGCGCTTCTCCCGCGCCTTGCGGCGGCGCTCGGCAGCGGCCGCCTTCCGGCGGTCCGCGGCGGCCTTGCGCCGCGCCCTCGCCGTCTCCCGGCGCCGCGCCGCGGCGTCACGGCGGCGCTGGGCCTGGCGCTCGCGTTTCTCGGCCCGCTCGGCGGCGGCCTTGCGGCGCTTGAAGTCCGTGCTGACGGCGCAGGCATGCGCCAGCGGGTTCGTGTACCGCTTGCCGCACGTGCCGCACTTCACCGAGACCTGGCGCGCCCGCTGGCGCACGGCGCGCTTCAGCGGCGCCTGGACCTTCCGGCGGACGACGCGCTTGATCAGTCCCATGTGATAACCCTGCCGCTGCATGTGCAGCGGGTACGCTGCACGTCCTGACCTGCGAAATCACCCTGGCCCGCTGCACCCGCTGCACGGCTCACCCCTCCCGGCCTGCGGTGCCGCGTGCAGCGGCATCCTCGACGTCGCGGCGGTAGCAGCCCTTCCTGACCGCGCCCGAGCGCCCCGGCGGGTACCGCACGTCGGCGCTGCGCACCTCGAGGTCGCGGCACTGCTGGGACACCGCGTCGGCCGTCGTGCCGCCCCAGCGGTCAGGGAACTGGCCGGCCAGCCGCTCGGCCAGGACACCCCAGTGGAGCTGGGTATCGGCACCGAACACGGCGAGGACGTCGCCCAGGACGTCGCGGTCGTCGCGGGAGTCCTCCAGTCCTGCCGCCATGCCGGACAGCGTCCCGGCCTGCTCGCGCAGCCGGCGGCCGGCCAGCAGGACCTTCTCCGCGTCCCGGCCGTCCGCCAGGTACGTCCGGACCGTCGGCGAGCGGTCGGAGGCGCCGCGCAGGATGCCGACGCCCTTGTACTCCGGCAGCAGCGCGGAGGTGTCCAGTCCCTCGGAGTACGCGCCGGCGCCCAGGCACAGCTCTGAGACCTGCCATGAGCTGGTGCGCAGCCCGAAGCGGATGGCGAAGTTGTCGCGGAAGCTGGTGAACTGCTGGCCGAGCTCGCCGCCGCCGCCGACGCCGGACGGCCGCTGCGTCGACCCGAGGATGATGACCCCGGCGCCCGGCGCCACCTTGATCAGGTAGGTGAGCAGCTTCGCCGCCTCGAGGGAGTCCTTGCCCGCCTCGTAGATCTCCTGGAACTCGTCCATCACCAGCACCCGGACCGGCATGGCGTAGCGCGGGTCGCGGGCGATCTCCCTGGTCAGCTTGCCCTCGGGGCAGATCTTCGGGTCCATCTGCGACAGCCGCTCGTACCGGCCCTGGACGTCGGCCTTGATGTCCATCAGCGTGTCGCCGAAGACCTGCAGCGGCAGGCCGTCCCTGGTCGGCGTCAGCCCGAACGCGCACGAGTTCGCGACCAGCGCGAACTTCCGCCAGTCGGGGGAGCCCTTGAAGTCGAACACGTCAAGCTTCACCGTCGGGTCGAGGACGGCCCACAGCGCCAGCAGCCGCGCGCTGAACGTCTTCCCGGCCCTCGGCAGCGCCGAGACGAGCACCGAGTTCCACATCAGCGCCACGCTCACCAGGGCACCGCGCTCGTCGAGGCCGAGCGGCGCGGGCTTCCAGATGTCGGATGGCTTGCAGGCCAGCAGCGGGGTGCGGCCGACCGGGACGGCGAGCGGGTCACGGTCGGCGACCCACAGCGCGTGCCTGCGGTGCGAGGTGGGGTCGCGGTGCAGGAACACCTGCGAGACGGTCACGTCCAGGCCGGAGGCGATGCCCGGCCGCGCCTTCACCGCGTCGTCCAGGCCCTTGCCGTAGGGCAGGTCGATCACGACGCGTGAGCCGTCGCCGTCCCTGCTCATCGTGGAGCCGAAGCTGACCTGCTGGTTCGGCTTCACCGGGTCGCCGAGCCCGGCCGCGTAGTACGCGCGGAGCACGACGTCGGCGTTGATCAGCCGGAACCTCGGCGCGGTCATGCTCGGCGTGACGATCGGCCTGTCCTCCGGCCGCCCGGCGCGGGCCAGCAGCGGAAGCGCGACAGTACCGATCACGGCCCACGCCCACCAGGGCGCGAACCGGGCGGTCAGCACAGCGGCGAGCAGGACGGCGAACGCGCCGATGCCCGTCAGGACGCGGCGGTACTCGTGCGTCTTGCGCCAGTCGGCCTGCTGGCGCCGGTACTCCTGGCCGTCCCCGTCAGCGATCGCCTGCGAGAGCAGGATGCCCTGCTCGCTGACGAAGACGTAACCGAACAGCCGCCCGGCCAGCCGGAGGGCGCCGACGACCGCCCACAGCACCGCGAGCAGCAGGTACCACGGGGACCGGACGGCGTGGAACGCGAGGCTGTGGCCGGCGTCCGCGGCGCGCGCGGCCGCCGCCGAGCGGGCGCCCTCGAGCGTCCGCAGGTGCTGCGGGATGACCGGCAGCCGGGCCGCCTCCTGCGGCAGCACGGCCAGCGCGTCGCCGTCGTGCACCGGGGCGGCCGGGCCGTCCGGCTCGTCGTCGAGAGCGACCTCGAACGACGTGTCCAGGGGGGCCTCAGCCTCCCCGCCCAGGGGTGGCTGGAGGGCGGGAAGG